TCATGCATCCACATCGATCTCCAACCCCGACTTGAACTCCACGGTCAGCTTCTCGTCGTACACAGTGATTTTGGCGATCAGCCGTCTGACCATCGCCTCGGAGTACTCCGTGATAGCCTCTGTCTGTTCGTCAAGGAAAGCTGCGAGGTCTTCAAGCCGCTCAATCAGTTCTGTATGCATTGCGGCTTCTGTAAGAATGTCCTGCCGTTCCTCCCGCAGTGCTACGATGGAATCCCCAATCTCATCTATCTTTGCCTGGTCTTTTCCGGCTTCGAGAAGTTCTGCCTGCTTGTCGCGGAGAGCCTTATCGACCGCCGCAAGCCTTTCATCCGTATCGCCATCCACCACAGACTGCACATTGGCTTTCAGCGCAGGGAGGACGATGTCTTTTCTTGCCCAGGCGTCATTGACTGCCGTGACTACCGCTGCCTGCAGATCTTCTTCGTGGATCGTTCGTGCCGGACAGTCGATCCCGCTGCTCTTTTTCAGTACCCGACTCACGCACCGCCAGACCGTTGATTTGCAGCCCCGGTTGTTCCACTTTATCCGACGGTAGATGTCTCCGCAGTGTCCGCAGACAACCAGGCTCGACAATGCGTACCTGGCACTGTAAACTCTTTTCTTCCCCTCGGTCAGGATATTCGCCCGCCGCGCGATCTCCGCCTGCACCCGTAAAAAGACATCCTTGTCGATGATTGCCTCGTGGCTGCCTTCCACATAGTACTTCGGCGCAATGCCGTTGTTGGCAACGCGCTTCTTTTCGAGTGTGTTGACAGTGTAGGTCTTCTGCAGGAGCGCATCTCCGATGTACTTCTCGTTGGTGAGGATCTGCTTGATGTTGCTTTCGTGCCATCTGGCATTTCCGGCTCCGTTCAGAATGCCGTCCGCCTCAAGTCCCCGCTTGATCTGCAGGAAACTTCTGCCGTCCATGTACTCTGCATAAATGCGCCTAACGATGGCCGCCTCTTCCGGGACGATGACCAGCTTTCCATCCTCGTCCTTTGTGTAGCCGAGGAAGCGGTTATGGTTGACCTGGACTTTGCCCTGCTGATTACGGAACTGGATGCCGAGACGGACGTTAGCAGAAAGCGACTCTGATTCCTGTTGGGCAAGCGCCGCCATTATGGTCATCAGAACTTCGCCCTTGGCATCAAGGGTATTGATGTTCTCCTTCTCGAAAAAGACGGCAATGTTCAGCCCTTTCAGTTCCCGCGTGTATTTCAGGCAGTCCACTGTATTTCTGGAGAAGCGGCTGATAGATTTGGTAAGAATCAGATCAATCTTTCCGTCCCTGGCATCCTGTATCATGCGATTGAATGCCTCTCGCTTGGCTGTGTTGGTTGCGCTGATCCCATCGTCCGCATACACTTCGACCAGCTCCCATTCGGGATTGCTTTGAATGTAGGTGGTGTAATGCTCGACCTGCACCTCGTAGCTGGATTCCTGCTCCTCGAATTCCGTGGAGACGCGGCAGTAGGCTGCCACCCTGGTCTTCTGAACCTTCTCGGCTTTCTTCTGCGTTCCAATGGTGCGCCTTGCCGGAATCACCGTAATGTTCTGTGCCATTGCCATTTATCCGCTCACCTCGTTTCTGATCCGGCTGTAGGCGTATTCTGCCTGCATAACCGGATCCTTATATTTCATCGTAATCTTCGGCGCGGAAAATCCTGTGTAGTAGATGCCCTTCGGTGCGCCTTTACCTTTCCGCCCGTCCCGTCCGAGTGCTTTTTCACGGCGGATGCGTTCCGCTTCGACCTGGCGGACAGTCTCTTCCGTCAGTATCGCGGGATAGAACTCATCGCCAAGGTACCGTGCATTCAGCATTATCCGCTTCACTCCGCAGTGGCTCAAAGTCAGCCCGACTGCCGCCGCCGCATTTTTAAAGGACATCCCGGACAGATAGTTTTTACACATCTCTCTTATGTTGTCGGCCTGTTCTCCGTTTATGACCGCTCTGCCGCCGATGATGTCGTATCCGTATGGTGTGTGCTGCATCTCATATCCTTTCCCGGAAAACGGGACCGCACTTCATGGCGAATCCGATCTCCGTTCTTTCAAAGACCACAATGTGGTCAACACAAAAACCGTAAGCATCGTACCCTTTGCCGTGTACTTCAGAAGCCGTTCCAGGGCGTCCTGCTGTTCACGATTTCCGTTCATCTGCGTGGTCAGGAAATCCCGCTCCGCTGTCAGTCTTTCCGCCTCTTCCGTAAGGTCATCGCATTCCTGCGCATAAACCGCCGGGTCAAGCAGTCCCTTTGTAAAAAATTCCATGATCTGCTGTCTGCGTTCCGTGTTCTTCTCAAGAAGCGCGTCCAGTTCTGTCAGCCTGTCGATATTGCCGGACCGCAGGCTGTTTTTCAGCATCTCCGCATACGGAAGAAGGATAAGGCTGCGTCCGTAGGTCAGCTTATTCATAAGCGTGATAAATGCCGCCTTGACAGGTTCCTCGGCAATCGTCTTCATGCTGCAGGCGTTTTTATCTTTCACATGGGTGTTGCAGGAAAAGCCGAAGTGGTTCGCCAGTTTGACCCTCTTCCAAGTGCCGCCGCATTCTCCGCAGATGATTTTCCCGGACATGGCATAGCGGTTCTTGTACTTGTCTTCATCCTTGTGGATCCCTTTCTCCAGACCGTTCGCATCGATGATGGCGTTTGCTGCATTGAATGCCTCGTGGCTGATGATCGGCTCGTGGTGGTTCCGCGCAAGGTACTGTGTTCTTTCCCCGCGGTTGATGTGGCGGTTGAACCTGTCATCGGTATATGTCTTTTGCATGATCACATCGCCTGTGTACTTCTCGTTCCGTATCATGCCGTTCACAGTATGCCCGGTCCAGGTGCCGCCGCGCTTGGTGCTTACTCCTCTTGCATTCAGTTCCCGTGCGATCACTCCCGGAGATTTGCCGGAAAGCACTGCATCAAAAATCTCCCTCACGATTTCAGCCTGCTCTTCGTTTATCACCATCTGACCGTTCACATTGTCGTAGCCGTATGGCGTGTACCCGATTTTGAATGTGCCGTTCTGGTAGCGTTTCTGGATGCTCCATTTGTTGTTTTCCGCAATGGAATGGGACTCGCTCTCCGCAAGGCTCGAAAGGATGGAAAGCAGAAGTTCGCCTTCCATCTTGGCTGTGTCGATATTCTCCTTCTCAAAAAGGATGTAAATCCCTTTCTCGCAGAGCCGTCTGACCGTTTCGATGCTGTCTACCGTGTTCCGTGAGAATCGGCTGATGGACTTCACGATGATGTAATCGATCAGCCCCTTGTCACAGTCATCGAGCATACGGAGCAGACCGTCACGCTTTGCCATCGATGTTCCGCTCACACCTTCGTCGTAATACAGTCCGGCATATTCCCAGTCAGGGCGTGCCTTGATGTACCGCTCGTAGTGGTTCTTCTGGGACTCAAGACTCGCAAGCTGCTCATTGGAGTCTGTGGATACCCTGGCATAGGCCACGACACGCAGTTTCCGTCTGCCGCTGTCCTTTGTCGCCTCGATCTTCGTTATCCGTTTCATTGTCTCGACCTCCTTTTCAGTCGGGGTAGTCTATACATCACTCTTTTTGCCTGAAATAGCAACTCATTTACGGGATTATCTTTGATATATACGGGGAGAAAGTTTCGCGGTTTTTCGCCATGATCTTGTTGAATTCATCAACACTTATATGCCCCTCATCGAGCAGTTTCCGTGTAAGCTGCTCCGCAAGCAGATAGTCATATTCGTTCTGCATTTCTTCGTTGGTCGGCTTCGGGACATCCGCCGGATTTACCTTGCCGTCTATCGTCTGTATTACCTGCATAGAAAAACACCTCCTACCAGGTAGCCTTGGCAGGAGGTGAAATCTGACGGTTTGAGGAAAAATATCAATCTTTTCTGTAGAAATCACAGACATACCCATCGGCGCGGAGCAAAAGCCCGTCCGCCCAGGGAGGAACACGAGCCATCTGCTCACACAGAACTTCCAGGCTCATCTTCGGATCAGCCTCGATGATCAGTTCGTCATGCACGTGGGCTACGATGCTGCAGCACCGGAGCGTCTTCATGGCATACATCAGAATGTCCCTTGAAGTAGCCTGCACGATGTTCTCCACAAACTTGGGACCGTAGCTTTCGATGCGCTCCCATTTCTTTGTGCCGCCCACGCCCTCATAGGTAACGGATTCACCGCCGAAACGGTTCTCGCCCATGCGCGGTTTCACATAGGCAAGCCTGCGCCCGGAAGGGAGGAGGATGAAGAGCATCCCGCTCTGATAATAAAATTTCACGCCTTTGACCGTCTGCGGCTGATGCTCCTTTATGGCTTTCTTCACAGCCGAATCCACATCCCACCAGAAGCGGACGATATGTGGATTGGACTGTCGCCATGCATTCACAAGCGGCTGCAGTTCTTCTTCGGCAAGCCCCATGTCAAGAGCGCCCATTGCCTTAAGCGCACCGACTGATCCGCCGTAGCCGAGCGCCAGTTCCGCGATCTTGCCCTTCTGCCTGAGATGTCCGTTCACACCGTGCTTTTCAACCGGAACCTTAAACATCTGGCTTGCAGATGCACAGTAGATATCGCCGCCGTCCTTAAAGACCTGTGTCCGCCAGTCCTCTCCGGCAAACCAGGCGATGACACGAGCCTCGATTGCGGAGAAGTCCGCCACATAGAACTTCTTCCCGTCAGCCGGGATAAATGCCGTCCGTATCAGCTGGGAAAGCGTATCCGGGATATCATCGTAAAGAATATCCAGGGCATCCATATTTCCGCTTCGGACAAGGCTCCGTGCCTGCTCCAGATCCGGCATATGATTCTGCGGGAGATTCTGCAGCTGAACGAGCCTCCCAGCAAACCGCCCCGTCCGGTTGGCTCCATAGAACTGGAACATCCCTCTGCACCTGTAATCCGCACAAGCGGCATTCTGCATTGCCTGATACTTCTTCACCGATGATTTTGCAAGCTGCTGCCTGAGAGACAGAGCCTCCGATACCTCGCCGTCCGTTTCTTCGATTAGCGCCGCTACAGCCTTTTTGCCGAGCGTATCCGTTTCCAGCCCGTTATCCGATAGCCACGACTTCATCTGTGCCACGCTGTTCGGATTATCAAGGTCGGTGATATCCTTCATTGCGGCAGTCAGCCTTCCGCGGGACAGTTCGTCAACAGCAATGGCCTGTTCCACAAACGGCATATCCACACGGATGCCCCTGTCGTTGATCTCCTGGTCGATGTGGTATTCATCCCATATCTCATCCGGCACAGGAAACTTTGACAGCTTCTGCTGTATCTGCATTTCCGTCTCCACATCACGGATGTTGTACGCCTTATACCGCTGCCACTTTTCCATGTCATGCTCCGGCAGATTGCGGGTGCGGCCACCGTTTGATTTGGTCGGGCTGCACGGGACGGAGAAATACCGGATCAGGTCTTTGCCCTCCGTCAGCTTCTGCTTTTCAAGCCCCAGTACCGCGCCGACCCCTTCCAGGGAGAGCGGAAGACCCATATAGGCTGACCAGACCATAGAACACCGCCACGACTCCGGATTCAGAAACCTCGCGCACTCCATTGAAAGCGGATGGTTGTCATGGAACGGATCAAGGCTGATGCCGCGATCCGCCAGATACCGGGACAGGCAGACACGCTCAAACTGCGCGTTGAATGCCCATTTGGTCACGCTGTCATCGGTCAGGGCATCGAGGATATTCGCCGGGAGTTCCTCACCGCAGGCAAGGTCGATGGTCTTCACCTCGCCGCCGTCTATGCTGTATCCGAACAGCAGGATCTCAAAATCAGGGCTTTCCGCGTATTTGTACACGCCGCATTTCGGCAGGCTGACGGAGGAATATGTCTCGATATCGATTTCCAGATTTCTCATAATGCCTCCTATAAAACCAAGCGGCAGAGGTAATCTCCACCGCCCGGAACACTGTTACTCCTCGGATGCTTCTTTTCGTGCCGCCTCTTCAGCGCTTCTGCGTTTCTTTTCCTTGTGATCCTCTACCGCAAACTTTATCAGAACGATAATGTTGCCGATAAAGGAGCCCATCACCGCGCCGAAGCATACCGCAAGCATCAAGCTCTCTGCATGTGTCATAGTCTCAGCCCTCCTTATGCCAGGAAGTCATCGTCATCAAGAGTGGCAAAGTCATCCGCAGCGTTCGTTCTACCGCCGAGAGGCTCCCCGTCACGCACCTTCTGGATGTTGCCCAGACCGCAGGCGATACCCTTGTTGCCGTTGCTGTTGAAAGCATAGAAGTTCAGAGAGACGCGGGCATAGCAGCCGGAGTACACTTCGCTCCTGTCAAGGATTGGCTTGACAGCCCTGTCAACGATCTGGGGAGCGGTATTGGAGTTTGCGTTGATGAAGTAATGCCCCTTGTAGGCTTCATCGTCACGCTCCGCATCGCCGTCACGGAGAGGCAGCTTGATGGCAGCCTTATTGGGCTTCTTGCCGCCGAACTTGGCAATACCGTCCTCGATAGCCGCATCGACCGCAGCGTTGATCGCGTCAATGGTAGCCTTGTCATCCTTCGAGATGAGGACAGAAACGGAATACTTCTCCGCGCCGCCGTTGATGGATACCGGCTCCCATCCGTGGAAATAAGAGAGCCTCGTGTTCATGCCTGTGATGACCTTAGTCTTGGAATTGTTGTTAGCCATTTTACATTTCCTCCTTGATTTCGTTAAATTCGTTTATGGCGTTTGTTATGTTCATTGCCGGACGCTTATCCGTATTCGGAACCAGTGTCGGCTTGCCCGGCGGTTTATAGATGAGGCCGCCGAGAACCTCTTCAAACTTTGCCTTGCCCATCAGCTTCTGCATCTCGGTCAGAGTGATGAGCGACTTCCTGTAGATGTCCTTAAAGCCTGCATCGATGGCAGCCTCCGCGACCTTCTCCTCATCCCGGTACTTCCGGACGGAGCGACCCTCGACCACCTTGAATCCGTTCCACTCCTTGCCGTGGTTTACGGCAGCGTCAGTGGCATAAGCCGTGATCTCGTTTGCCCATCTGGTAAGGTCGGGAAGGACGGAAAGGATCTCCTCGATCTCGGCATCGGTCAGAAGCGGCGGGAGCCGGAACTCCGACTGTGCCAGTTTCAGCTTTTCCTCTGCTCTGGCTCTGCACCTGACTGCGGCGCGGCAAAAGGTACACCACTCTCCGGGGATATATTCACCCTCGCCGTTATAGGCCATCTGCGCTTTCGGCTTCAGCACGTTCTCCGCCCAGTCTCTTAGTTCCTCCACCGGAACCGTCCAGGTACTGACGTTTTCCCGCCTCGGCTGGAAGATGGTCATGGACACCTCTTTGATGTCATAGAGGGCGTCGTAGAGTTCCAGAGCGCCCAGGGCGTACAGTTTCATCTGCGGATTGTCCTCTGCCTCGACCAGAATACCCATGCCGTACTTGAAGTCCACGATGTGCAGCTTCTCATCCGAAATGATGATGCAGTCCCCGGTGCCGTAACCGTCGGGGACATAGCAGGAGAAATCCAGATGCTGTTCGATCAGAACGATCGGGTCTTTGCAGTGCTGCTTTGCGGCTTCGACCTGCTCCATGATGAAATCCACATAGGCGTCGGAGCATTCTTCCATCTCATCGGAGTCATAATCGGATACCGGGCGTCTGCTCCTCATGCGCAGTGCTTTCTTCAACTTGTGTTCACACAGGGCATGCGCCGCGGTTCCTTCTTTTGCTGCCTCCGACTCGTTATCGTCAAACTCCTGCTCCAGCCTTGCGGACGGCGTACAGTTCAGCCACCTGTGAGATCCGGAAGGAGGGAGGATGGAATGGCCCAGGCCAGCCTCTCTTGCGCCTGCGGCGCAATTCACCTTCTGTTTCTTCATCACAGCACCTCCGCATCGGCAAGCACCGCCGGGTAGTCTTTCGGATCGATACCGCTGAGTCTGTCCGCGCCATATTTCTGGATAATGGCTCTGACCTCTGCGGTCTTACCGCTACGGCTCTTATCCGCCAGAACGCCACGCACCTGTTCCAATGTGATCTCCGGCTGTTTCTCCGCTTCAGCCTTTCCCGGCTTCTTGGGTGATTCCTCCGGTACTGCGGCAGGCGCTTCAGCCTGGGACGTTTCAGCCGGTTCGTCAGATGCCATCGCATCGCAGACCGCCTGGATACTGTCCGCAAGGGAACGCATGTCGTTTACCACATCAAGAAGTAACTTGATCCTGCTCATTTGTGCTTCCTCCTTCCTTTGTCTCGCAGATGGCGATCTCGCCTACTGAATCTCCCGGTATCAGGACGGTCACTCTGCGTTTGTCTCCGAAGAGAAATCTGAGAAGCCGTTCCCTGACCGTAAGATTGCGGCAGGTTACGATCCCGCCCGTCTGCGGCTGCTTTGAAACACTGATCTTCAATTTGTGCTTCATGGCTTTTCGCTCCTTTCCGAGGGTCTGTCATCCTGCCCTCTATCAGGTAGCCTTGGGAAGGAGGCAAATCTGACGTTTTTGAAAAAGAAAATTAAAAAAGCCTGCAGGCTCTCCGAAGAGATACCTGCAGACTTTGAATATCTGCGATATAAAAGCTGTTCTATTATTGTACTTTCTTATTTATGAATTCTTCTGAATGTAAGAACCGGGATCATCGCAGCAACCATGATCGCGATCATTGCAGCAGGAGGGAAGATGATAACAGCGACTATCATGCCTGCAGCTTTCACCGCTATATCAATCCAAAGAACCCTGTCCGCACCCATAAAACTTTGATAGATTTCTTTGTCATCCGTATTCGCCTTTGCGACAGCCCTGTTTAACGCCACATTGGAAAGAGTCACCGCCAATACCACAACACCATAGCAGGTTTGCGCAAACGCGCTCATGAAATGACTGCTTACAAAGCTTGTCACATATGGAATCAAGGAAGAAAAGAATAACATAATGATTGTCCACCAGACGACCGATTGGGAAATCTTATCGACCCTATGCCACGCACCGTGCAGATTGACCCACATGGCGCCGAGCCAGAAAAAGGAAACAACATACGCAAGGATATTGAGCCGAAGATCCCACAAAGCGGCAAAGGTCGCATCTGCTGGCTTCTCCAACTCCAAAACCAGTATTGTCATAATAATCGCAAGTATGGCGTCCATAAATGCGCATAAGCGTTCTTTTCCCATATCGTTTCTCCTGTTTACCTGACAAAATTTGTCGAGAGTCTTTTTTCCTCCTGTTTTGGCAGACTGACACCGGCCTTTTCCAGCAAAGAGGCGTTGTCCGCCATGTCGTTGGCATCCACCGCACCGCCGATCAGCATTCCCATGCTTCCGCCCAGCAGAACCCCAAGCGGGCCGCCGAGCACACCGACCAGGCTGCCGATCAGGCTGCCTTTCCACGTATCGTCACCGGTCATAGCGCCATTGAC